CCCCCCCGCCCCCCCGGGCCCCCGCGGCCCGCCGGTTCACCTCCTTCAGCTCCTTCATGTCGGCGCCGGCCTTGCGCATGGTCTGTACGAAACGCTTCTGACCGACGACGTACAGGGCCTTGTCGGCCATGTCAGGAGCTCGTCGGCGTGTACGCCGACGCCTTCACGTCGGTGGCGGAAAACTCGAAATCCTTCTTGTTCTTCGTCTTCACGTCGCCGCCGAACGCGATGGGCGCGATCACCACGTTCATGTCGAGCTGGAGCGCGCCGGCCGTGTTCGGGACGAACTTCGCCGTCTTGGTCTCGCCGGCGTGGTTCAGGCAGTAAACTTGCGCGCCGTTCATGCTGTAGTCCTCGGCGATGCTTCCCGACAGCTTCCACGACGTCGTGAGCGCGCCGCCCTCCTCGTGGCCGTCAAGGTAGGTGTCGGGGTCCTCGCTGGAATTGTCCGGCGACAGTTCCACGCTCGTGCAATCGACGTCCAGCTTGTACTGGTCGTCTGAGGAGCCGATGACCAGGCTTCCCGGTCCCAGGGTACGGATTTTGTCCGCCATGATGGTTGTTCCTTTCGTTAGATTTCATTGAGTGTGATCTGGTAGGCCGCGAGCGTCGCGTCTCCACGCGTGAAGCCGACGGGCTCGGCCGATGTGACAGGCAGCGCGGACGCCGCGAGCCGGTCCATCGCGGCCAGTAGCAGCGGCAGCGCGGACGCCTGCGCCCAGGGACTGCCGGCGACGAACACGAGCCGCACCGATAGTTCGTTTTCCGCGCCCGCGTAGGGCCATGCCACTTCGGGGGGTTTGACCCATACGCAGACCTTGCCGCGTGGCGGCTTCACCTCGGTCTCGTCGATGGTGACGTGTTCCACGAGGTCGCCGCACGCGCCGGCCACCTGTTCCATGAGCGCGTCGATCTTGCCGGTGATGGTGTTTGTCATGCGATCCCCATTCCCGCGAGCACGCCGGCGGCGCGGAGCTTCGGCCAGGCGGCGCGCAACGGGTCGGCGGAGACGCGGAACGGTTCGATGGCGTCGCTGTCCACGTTCATCACGCCGTTGCGCGCGTCCTTCTGGTTGAACAGGTCGGCGGCGACCGCCAGCACGCAATCGGACTGGATCAGGTCGGGCACCGTGTCCCACGTCTCGCCCAGGTTCGTCGACAGGTAGGCGCGCGCCGTCGCCAGACAGTCGTCGGCGCGCGTCTCGTCGTCGCTGCCGATGACGTTCATCATCGACAGGAACTTGTCATGCAACTGGTCCATGTGCGCCTACTCAGGCGGTGGCCTTCGGACCCAACGGCATGACGCCGCCGGTGAACACGGTCGCGAACGCCGCGTAACCGTACACGCTGTAATTGGAAAGCAGTTTGGTGGTGTCGTCCTGCTGGAGCTGGAACGGGCCGCCGGCCTCCCACATCTGCAACGCGGTCGGGTCGATGAACGCGGCCGTGTTCGCGGCGGCACCCGGCACCATCTGCACGGGGACGGACAGCATGCGGCCGGTGATGCCGGTAAGGCTCAGGCTGCCGAGCTTGTCCACGCCCTCGCCGGAAACGTCCATGAGCGCGTCGCCGCTGCGCGTGATCTTCGCCATCTTGTCAAATACGTCCTTGCTGACCGCGAGCGTGCCGAGCTGCGCGCCTCGGCCGTCCGCCGCCTCGGCCGCGTTGATGATGACGGTAATCCACTGGTCGGCGGTGAGCGCGCTCACGGCCGCCGGCGTCTCCAGCTTGTTCGCTGCGGCGCCGGTGATGGCGGCAGTCAGCTGCGCGCGGGCCGCCGCCTCCACCGCGTTGCTGTAAGCGATGGTGAGCGCGCGGAGCGCGGTATCGAGCGCGGGCGTGTTGCTGCGTTCGATGACCTGGCGCGACAGCGGCGCGTAACCTCCATAGGTCTTCACGGCGGCGGTCGCGCTCGTGAGCGTGATTTTGCCGGTGGTCAGGGCCTCGCCCTCGGCCGTCTGTTCGGCCGCTTTCAGCGTGTTAGAGCCGAGCTTGAGATATTCCAGCGTCATGCCGGTGGCCGGCAGCGCGGCATGCTGGAACAGGTTCGCGACGCTACGGCGCGACTGGATGAGCTTGATCTGGTCGGCGACCCACTCGTTAGTGTTGTTCGTGTCGGAGCTGGAAATCAGGTCGCGGGCCTCGCGCATGAACTCATACGCGGTGTCGTCGCCGGCCGCAAGCGCCTTCGCGAACTCGCCGGCCGAACGGTATTGGCCACCGATGACGTGCGGCGGGTCCGGCTTCTGCCGGCCGATGGTGTCCGCGAGCGAACGGATCTGCATTTCGAGCTGGTCGAAACGCGATTCCGTCGCCGGCTGCTGTTCGTTTTCCACTGTTTCCTCCTTGGTGTCGGTTTCCTGGTTGACGTGTTCCTGGTCCCGTTGGCCGGTGATGGCCGCGCCCGTGTACGCGGGTATGCCGGTGACGGCGACCTCAAGCAGTTTCACGGCGCGCCGCACGTACACGCTCGTGTCGCCCTCGGTGCGCTTGTCGGTGGTCACGGGCATGAAGCCCACGCTGAACGAATCAAGCACGCCGTCGCGGATCAGCTGCACGGCGTCGCGACCCTCGGCCGTGTCGCTGATTGACGCGGTGATGTGCAATCCGTCGGCCTCGCGCGTCGCGTTCGTGACCTTGCCGATGAGACGGCCGTGGTCACGGCTCAACTTGGTGCGTGTCGTGTCGCCGAAATCGCAATCCGGCGCGAACTCCTCGGCCGCGCCGCGCCACAATCCGATGCGTTGGCCGAACGGCACGGCGATGCCCTCGATGCGGGTACCGTCGCCCTGGTCCTCGCGTAGCTCGATGCCCTTCACGGTGATGGTGCGTACCTCTTCGCTCATAATGTGACCTCCTGCGGTGTGGTCTGGTTGATCGGCGCCCATCCCTCACGGGCGCGCGCCTCGTCCACCGTCATGAATCCGGCGGATATGGCGGTCTGGTAGGCGCTGTAACGGGTGTTCGTGTCGGAACGATGCAACGAATCCCAGTCGGGCATGCACCATTGCCCCTCAGGCAGCAGCGACGTGAGGGCCTCGCAAATCTCGTCAGCGTAGGCCGACAAAGTGTATTCCGCGAACGTGAGCCACTCTTGCTCGATGTTCGAGTAGGTCAGCGAAGTGCCTTCCACCTTCGCGAGCATCAACGACGCCGGGATGCCCAACAGGCGGGCTATCTGCGTGGTGTTGAACTGCTGGGACTCGATGAATTGCAGGTCTTCGGGGCTCAACGCCAACGGCGTGTAGTCCAGGCCCTTGCCGAGCACGCGCACGCCGCCGGCGCCGCCCTTCGCCCACCGTTCGCTAGCGGTCCTCGCGTCCTGGTCGCTTAATATCTGGTCGCTTTTCAGGATGCCGGCGGGCCGCGCCGTGTTGTCCAACCAGTTCGATGCGTAGGCGCGAGTGTCCTGCGCTCCCTCGATCTCCTCGCGGGCCGCGCTGATAGGGCCCATGCCGCGCAAACGGCCGGCCACGTTCAACAGCTTCAGATGCACGATGCGGTCGGCGCCGTAGTCCACGCCACGGTACGAGTAGCGCAAGCGCGGGTTAGCCGGGTCCATGTTCAGGTCAGTGACGGTCACGAGCTGGGGTGGCAGACTGCGCACTCCCACGAGCACGCCGGCCGCCTCGACCTTGAGCAGGAACGCGTTACCGTTCAACGCGAGAGCGGAAACGAGGTCGCCGAACAGGTCGCGGCGGCTACGGTTCAGGTCGGGCCGGGTGATGAGCGTGCTCGGCCGCATGCGCGAGCCGTCCGGCGCGTACTGGATCAGCGGCAGCTTGCTGACCGCCGTCTCGATGATCTGCACGCCGCGAAATACGGTGGACAACGCCAGCGGGTCATGCGACGTGGACAATCGCGGCGGCAATGTCGGCGCGTCCGCTTCCTCCACGTCGTCCGTCGTCTGCGCCGCGCGAAGCAACAGGGCGGCGGTGTTGGAGATGCGGGAAATGAAGCTCATGCGGCCGATTCAACCGCCCGCCGGCGCGCCACGCCGAAACCGGCGTATAAGAACATCGCAGAACGTCTAAAAACGTCATAGAACGTCTAACCGAAAATCTGCAACGGCGCGGCCGGCTGCGCGTGAAGCGAAGCGGTGACCGCGAGTTGCGCGGCCTCAAGCGCGTTAATCGCCTGTTCGCTGTTGCGGCGCGACAGCACCCAACTGTCGGCGACCCACCGGCGCACCGCGACGGCGGCAGCGTCGTCCAGCGCCGGATCAGGCACGTGCAACACCTGGCGTTGCATGAGCCGGTCAAGCATGAGCACGCCGGCCGCGACTATCTCCGTGTTGCCGATATCCGACAACCGGTATTCCGGCGTGCCGTCCGCCGCGACCTCATGCAACCGGTCGGCCAACGGCGCGGACCGGCCGCGCCGGTCGCCGTCGATCGGCGCCGC